GTTGAAACCGTTCCCATGCTTTCTGACGGAAAGGATGGTGCTGACGGTGAGAGCATCACAGCAGCCGGTCATTGGGAATCCGCCAAAACCCCGTACAAAGCCAATACAATGGTCACTCTTGCCAATTGTGTCTTTATATCCAAGGTGGAAACCTCCAATCCTCCCATCAGAATATTGCGTGTCAAAGGTGGCAATTTCTTAAGAAAGAAGGACGGTGGTTATTATCTTGCCGGGAAACCTGCCGACTGGGAGGTTAACGAAGACTGGGATATGCTGCTTGACGGGCGTGAACTGAAAGGTGAGAGTATCACTTTCCTTGGTGAATTTGCCACGGCTCCTGCCAATCCGAAAAACGGTGATTCATACCGTAACACGACTGACCGTGCTACCTACATCTATCAGGACGGAAGATGGCAGCTCATGATATCGGACGGAAAAGACGGTAAGGATTATGAGTATATCTACACAAGAGGCAATATCATAGACAATCCTCCGGCAAAACCGGACAGCCAGCAGAAGGATGATTATATCCCTGAAGGCTGGACGGATGATTTTGTAGGAGTGGACGCTGATCATCAGGTTGAATGGGGTTGCAAGCGTTTCAAGGAAAACGGTGTATGGTCAGAGTTCAGCACTCCTGCCGTGGTGCATCGCTGGAGTAAGGACGGGGAGAATGCCATCATGGCGGACTTCGATAACGAGATGGTCAATGCAGCCCTTACTTCAGATGGGAAGGTCGTATCCTCACAGACTTGGAATACAACTGTCAGTATGTGGTATGGAACGGAGAAGCTCACGCTTGACAGCATCACCTGTACACCTGACACAAATCTTCTGTGTGCGACAGACAAGAATACGGGAGTGGTGACAATATCGGTATCTGCCGGAGCTACTCTTGCTGCGACAAACACGGTGAAGATCACAATCAGGGCTACAAAGAACGGGCAGCAGTATTCCCGTGATCTGACATTCACTGTAGCCGGGGTCCGTGGAGGTGCGGACGGTTCAGATGCCGTGCTATACAGTATTATCGTTTCTGCCACTTCTGTAAGCAAGGACAAGAATGGGAACTACAGCGTGTCTTCCGTTTCATGTTACAGGCAACAGTCAGTAGGAGGTGTGATATCCACCACAACGGACGGTACATTGAAATACAGCATAGACGGTGGGGCAGAAACTACCATAAACAACAATACAGCCATATCAAGCGGAAATTTCACGAAGACATTGAAGTTTATCTTTTACGTGGATGACCAGATAGTGGATGTTGAAACCGTTCCCATGCTTTCTGACGGAAAGGATGGTGCTGACGGTGAGAGCATCACAGCAGCCGGTCATTGGGAGTCCGCCAACACTCCGTATGCGAAAAACAGTACAGTATCGTTTGCCGGAGGATCTTACTTAAGCAAGGTTCAAACATCCAATCCGCCACTTCCGCTTCTTCGTGTGAGAGGTGGACGTTATCTAAGGAAGAAGGATGGCGGTTACATACTTTCCGGGAAGAGATCGGACAAGGCTGTCAACTCCGACTGGCAGGAAATGACTTCCGGTGTCGAACCGTCCGCTTCGTACTGGCTTGACAGCCCGGTAAGCACAATAAACTTTACCAGTACGGGCACACCGTCACCGTCAGCGTTTGTCGTTACCATGAAACAGAATGTAGGCGGTAATGTGAGCGATACGAACAGGTTCTATCTTGCTGCACGCAAATACAACGGAAGCTGGCTGGCGCATGTAGGTGCTACCCTAAGCAATCAGATATCCGTTCCAGCGACAGCCGGATACACCCAGTTTGCCGTCCGGGCTTATCAATCCGCATCGGACGCGAACGCATGGAATAATAATTTTATCGCTGAAAAAGGGGTGGGTGTTGCTAATGATGGTTCCATAGGAGCAACAGGAGCAACAGGGGCGTTTCCCCGTGACAGAGGTGTATTCACATCAGGACAGACTTATGTCTGGAATGCGGATTACCGGGATAAGGTCATATATCTGATAGGGGGAGTTTATTATAATTTCCTTGTAAAGAATTACGGTGCTTCCGTTACCGCTGCACCCACATCAGCCAACGGGGATTCGAACTGGGAAGCCATGCAGAAGTTTGTGAATATCGCTACTGACACCCTATTTGCCGATGGTGCGAATGTAGCCGGATTTATGTTCAAAGACAAGGTCCTCAAGTCTTTTAATGACAAAGGTGAAACTCTTCTTATCAACGGTGAAACCGGGTACTTTAAATGCAAATTAGCAGAAATTACAGGAACAATCACAGCGGATAAAGGACGTATCGGTCCGTTCTCCATCGATTCGGGAGTATTGTCCTCAAAGATCCTTTATGAAAATGAAACAAATAAATACGTCGGTTTCAACCTGTCTGCCGGACAAATTGAGTTTTATAACGAAAGGACATTTGCAAACGTAAGAATCGGGGGAAACACGCAGTTTGTCACCATTGAAGGGATTAAGTATGATGCTGGAATTGACATACAGAGTCCAAATGCCATGATCGGGATGCACATCAAGACTCCGAGCATTCCTCTATTCGTGGAGGGAGGTAACATTTTCCTTCATCCGAACAATGACAGCTATGTTTCTCTTCGTGGCATAGTTGGCAACTGGAGGAATATCTCTGTCAAAGCTTCATTGAACAACAACGATGATAATGTGATGTTTATTAATAGAGACAATATAGAAGTGACGCTTCCTCCGGATGTTCCGGGACATACTATATACTTCAAACGTATGAGCGGCGGAGTAAGATTGACAGGAGGACGGATCCTGCCTGCTTCCGGAGGACAGGAGGTGTCTTATATTGATTTGGATTTTGCATCCGGCTTCATTAAGTGTATGGGTAATTATTGGGTTATGTTTTATTGCGGATAATTTAAATATAAAGTATGAAAATAAATTTTGCACAATTCCCGATTTACGATGGGATTAAAAAAGAAAAGCTTATAGCCAGTAACATCACTGAGGCCTTCGGTGACTGGATATATAAGAACGTAGCGGGCTTGAAGGCGCATCTCCTTGCGGAGAAAATCTTCAAGTCGACTGTAGATGGTGTGGAACTTGACGAAGAGGAGGTGGATATCATAAGACGTTCTACCCCTATGTTGTCCGGCTTGCTGGCCGATTCGTTGAATGATTATCTGGATAAAAAGAAGGAGGAACAACATGAAGATTGAGAATTTGGAACGCGCCAGCCGAATCAATGACGAACTGGCGAAACTGAAGCTGGCGAAAAATACATTGAATAACGGAGGCTATGTCCGTATCTACAGCAGCGCCCGGTCAAGTGCCGGATGTGTGGAACTGGATATAGCAAACTTCAATGACGAGGTGAATACGTGTATAGACAACCATATTACAAAACTAGAATACGAAATAGAAACGCTATGATGAAAGAATTATGGCAATTAATCAAGATGCTGTTCTCAAGCAAGCCGGGTGATTTTGATACTCCTGAGCTGCTTCCCATGAAGCATTATCCTTTCAAGGGATACCGTTTCATGATGTGGTGCGGACGGATGATATACCGTGCCGAGAACAAGGAGAACATAGATAGGTATATGCAGACCTATGCGGGTAAGGAAAGCCTGACGCACGAAACCATACACCTGCGTCAGGCACAGGTTATCGGCTCATGGGTAAAATACTATTGGCGGTATTTTGTCGAGTGGATCAAGGGAAACCCTATCTGCCATCCTGCGAGTTCAGCGTATTATACCATTCCGTATGAAATGGAGGCGTATGCCAACGAAGGCAATCCGGATTATCCCGTGAACTATAACGGGAACAACCTTTCCCGGTACAAGATAAAAGGTGGCAGGAAGAAGCTGTACAAATCGGTTGGCGGCACTCCTAAAGCGTGGAAAACTTATATAAGAACTTTATAAAATTGAATATTATGAGTAATTTGAATTTTGAAAATATAGTTGGCTTCAAGGCTGTAGATAAAGACGGTAACGAGCAGAATGTGACAGTAGATGAAATGGTGGACATGGTTTCCACAAGAATGGTTATGGCTTTGTCAGAAACTTCAACATTTGCTGCCGCTGCGGCAACAGGAAATGACGTGTATGAGAATGAACTTCCGACAGTGACGGATGCTGCAAATGTAAGAGTTTTACAAAGTAGCGGAGATGCGGCAAAAATGACGATGCAGTCGCTTGCATCAAAACTGGGAGAACTGATTGGGAATGCAACATCAAATAAAAGCGGGTTGATGAGTTCCGGTATGGTACCTTTAGAATTATCTAAAGATAATAATCAATATTGTAAGATTAGTGTATTTATGCCAAATGCCGGATCAATAAATGAGTCTGTAATTAGTGTTACAAATGTTGGTGGAGACTCGTTCTCAGTCGCAGTGTCTATGATTAGATGGAATGCAAATAAAGTCTTTTGTAAATTGATAAACGGAACCAAAATTAGTAACATTAATATGTATTATACAGTTGATACAGAAAGATTTTACTTTTACATAAAAGCTAATTGGTATGCGAAAATAATAGTGTCACGATTAGGTCTTGTGAACACGAGCAAAATAGAATCAATCAATGCTATTCCTAGTGGGGCGATTGAAGTACCAATATCTTGACGTGACAAAAGATATAGCACTGACCTGGGAGAACTCATCGGGATAAATGATACGTGGTTAAGGTTCAGAGATGTTAGAAGCATAGAATCTCAAGACAAATTAGATTCTATGCAATATAGCGGAATCTACTTACTAACACAACCTTCAGAATTAGAATATGTCCGTAATTGTGTATTAGTTGTAATCGGTAAACCTAATATCTGTTGTATTCAGAAACTATATAATTATAGCGGAAATATCTATAAATATCGAGTGAAATGGTATAGTAATACTTGGGGTAATTGGCAAACCGTATCTTTGACATGATTAAAAAACGGGTGGTCCGGTACAAGCCGGTGCCACCCGATCCTGATATGCACAACGCCATGTGCGGTGCAAAGGTAATCCATGTTTCTAAGAAGCCAATACAAAAGACCTAAAATCTCCCCATTTCCCATCATAATTACGGCGGAAACCAACAACATCCTCACCTAGACGGAATGTCATTTGAATGACATATCCTTGTCCATCGTTAAAAACTATCATTATGGAATAATTTGAAACAACACTAATTCCGTCTCGTCCGAATACATGATACATTCCGCTTGCAGTTGCACTATTTACCTCTTCGTCTGTACTTAATATACCTTTGGGCATAAACGGGAACAGCTTCAAACTGTTCATTAGTCCTCCCAGAAGTGGATTAATCAGGTGTAGGTGTAATTATTTCACCTGTAATATTGGAAAAATCAGAAAAGTCTATTGTTGAGAAATTCGGTCTTGTTCTTCTAACTAATGATACCTTATACGAGATGGAAGAATCATCCGACTTAGGTAACACATACAATTTACTATTTGCATATTTAAAATCGCACCAATGCGTCCCCATATATTTTATTTCTATGTTTTTAGATCCAGTAGGTATTGACATCACTCTATAAAATGCAGTATTAGCTCCCGAATAGACATATATTTCTATCAACGAAGAAGAAGTATATAAACCATTAGAATCAGCTTTATAGTCAATAATCAGACCTTTTCCTCTTTCTATATCAGTTACTGCAAATATTTTACTCATTAATCCATTCTTATCTGCTGTGGCCGTACCTATTAGTTCTCCCAGGTCAAGATTGTAACCTTTTTTATATCAAACAATGTCTATACAACGTTCCAGTTATCCCAGTCACTTGAAATCATAAAACGATATGCAATTTTCCCATTATATCTGCCAAAAATAATTTGCACTTTATATAATAAAGAATTAAAAACAACTAGAAGACCATAGTCGTTAAATCCATCAATATTTAAAACTTCTCCTATTGAGTATATACCACTTGTTAATTTATCTATACTTTCTATTTTATCTCCCATTCCTCTCAACCATGTATCATTTATCCCTATCAGTCCTCCCAGAAGCATTTTTTGTGGTTTATTTTGTAAATACAGAAGATTTTTTTTTTAACTTTAAAACAAAAAGTTGAATATGTTAGAGAAGATCAGATACCGTTTGGTTTATAACCGACAAAACAAGTTAAATCGACAAGGGACAGCCCTAGTCCAAATAGAAGCCTATTTGAATCAGAGAAAGGTATATTTTAAAACCAATGTTTATCTAAAGCCGGAGTGTTGGAGTAAGGATGGCGCTCAAGTAATTAACCATCCGCAATCGAATGAGCTTAACGCAATGCTATACGAGAAGATACTGGAGTTGCAGGCTATAGAACTTAGCTACTGGAAAAGAGGGCTTGAATCAAACCTTTCCACGTTAAAGGAGGCTGTAAAAAAGGGAATTAAACCAGTTGTGTCGTTTTTAAAATTTGCAATACAAGCGATAGAGAATTCAGATAGGAAACCGGGAACCAAAGATAATATGCTGGGTACGGTAGCCACTTTGAAGGAATTTCGGAACGTGATAGAGTTTACCGATATAAACTATACGTTTCTAAAGGAGTTTGACGCATTTCTGCGCAACAAAGGATTGAAGGTAAACACGGTAGGAAAACACATGAGAATACTGCGTACCTTGGTTAACGAAGCAATAAACGAAGGTTATATATTACAGGAGGCATACCCTTTCCGTAAGTTCAAGATCAAGAAAGAGAAGAAAGAACATAACTTCTTGATGCCCGCAGACTTGGAGAAACTGGAGAATCTTGAACTGCCGGACAGGAAGAACAACAGCCGGCACATACTGGACGCATTTCTTTTCTGCTGCTATTGTGGGCTGAGATTTTCTGATTTTAAACAATTGACTTATAAAAATCTCGTAACAGTTGACGGAAAGGAATGGCTAGTTATGAATAGCATCAAAACAGGCGTAAAACTCAATATTCCGCTATATCTGCTGTTTAACGGAAAGGCACTGGGCATAATGCGGAAGTACGACAGCATCGAACAACTGGCTGCATTAGGTTGCAATTCGGACACTAATCGGACATTGCAGAAATTGGGAAGGATGGCGCATATCGGCAAGAAGTTCACCTACCATACCAGCAGACACACTTGTGCTACTCTCTTGGTTCACCAAGGCGTTCCGATAACCACCGTCCAAAAACTCTTGGGGCATACATCGGTCAAGACAACAGAGATATATTCGGAAGTGTTTGATGAAACGATCATCAAGGATCTGACAAGGGCTAACCAGAAGTATTCTAAACGTAGAAATGTAAAACAAAATCAAATAAAATCTCAAAAATCCCCGGAAAAATACATCAGGCAGTAGAAATCTATAAAAGCTATCTGTTTTATACTTGTTTTTCCGATCCCATTCCATAACATTCGTTTCCTGTCAATAAAAATACAAACTCGCCAGTCTTGCTGTTCTATTAATTCTCTTCATTCATCTTGCAAGTAAAAATATTGCATTAATGGCAATTTTTTAAGAAGATTGGTTTTTGTTTCAAAATTGGCTCCTTATAACTAATTAATATAATTTTCTTTTTGTATTTCGTTTTAGAATTGATATCTTTGCTATTGTCTTCTCGAGAGAATGGGATAGAGAGTAGGGCGTGGATTGAACGGCTGCTGTGCTTTTTGCTGGCGGTCGTTCTTTTTTTTGTATTCTTATTTGCGAAAGAAAGAAGCAATATTTATCTTTGTGGAAGCGTGTGAAGATGCACGCCACATTAATTATGACGAAAGGACATACTACATATTTGATAAAGCCAAGAGCTTGTTGCGGATTAGTTTCCGTAGCAGGCTCTTTTTTGTTTTGTATAACAAAATAAAGGTTAGCTTGAAAATCGGGTAATCCAAAACGTGTAATTAAAGGATTAAAAAAGGATTGAACTATAATTTTTGTATAATGAGAAAGGAGGCAAAAGAAAACATTCAGTATTCAACTGCCGTGGGGATGCTTGTACTGGGAGCGTCCTTGGCTGTGGCCGGCTTTGTGTGCTCGGAACCTATGGGTCAGATACACGACAGTGTATTGTGGTTGTTTGCTCAATGTCTGTTGTATGCCGGTAGTGTTTTTGGCATCAGCATCTATATTAACAGTCGCTTTAATAATTTAATAGAGAAATTAAAAGAAAAGGAGGGAAAGAAATGAAGAGTTTACCAAGAGGTCTTAGAAATGCAAATCCGGGTAATATCCGAATAACAAAGGATAAATGGCAGGGATTGAGAGAAAAACAGACAGACAAGGAGTTTTTTCAGTTTGTAGAAATGAAATGGGGTTATCGTGCTTTAATCCGTACATTGCAGAATTACAGAAGGAGACACAACTGTGTTTGTATTGCAGACTTTATTACAAGATGGGCCCCACAGACAGAGAACAATACAGGGGCTTACATCAGACGGGTATGTCAGGATATGCAGGTACCTTCAGTATATGTTCCGGACATTGAGGATAAAGATACGATGTGCTCTTTGGCTGCTGCTATATCTTATGTTGAGAATGGTGTTCCTGCCGTAATGGAGGATATCTATAAGGGATGGGACCTGCTATGAAACTAAGGATCTATATATGGATTGCAGTAGGGATAGCATTGCTATTGCTGTTTGGGTCATGCCGGAGTATAAGGTATGTTCCCGTAGAAACAATAAGGACTGACAGTCTTTATCTTACTGTGTACGAACGTGACTCTATCCACATTAAGGATTCTGTCTATATAAGAGAGAAGAACGATTCAGTATTAGTTGACAAGTGGCATATAGTCTACCGTGACAGGACAATTAACGACACAGTTTATGTAGAGAAGGAGAAAGATGTAGGGGTTCCCTATCCTGTGGAGAAGGAATTAACATGGTGGCAGAAGACAAAATTAGAACTAGGAGAGTTATCTATAGGTATTATATTAGTATTGTTAATCGTAGTCATTTGGTTGATAAAGAAGAAGGGAGGTGCAAGATGAGATAGCATATCAAGTATTATCCGCCATAAGTAGAAGTGTGACAGATAATAAAAAACTCATTTAATAAAAGTAATTCTTTCAGGGGGCAGAATTAAAATAACCCCCGACACTTGAAGTTTAACGCCAATCAAACTTTAAAGCATACAAAAGCATACATAGGTAAGTGTCAGGGGTAGTAATATCCTTACTTATTTCCTACGTATGCTTTTGTCATGATTGTATTTGATTGGCAAGGCAAAAATACAACAAAAATTTAAACCACAATGTGTAAGTCTGAAATTTTTGCCAAAATAATAGCTCTTGTTTCTAAAGGAACAGAAATACCTACCGAATTAATAGTAAGTGACAACCGTGTCACAGAGATTGTTAACGCTAGATATATCCTTGTATATATTCTATACGAAAAAGGATTTTATCCATCTCAGATTTCTTCTCTCATTCATAAAACTAAGCGTTCAGTGAACTATATGATATCAAATTTTCATATACGTCTAAAAAGTGAAAAAATGATGAGAATATATTGGGATAATATAAAGAATTTGTTGGGAAACAACTGATTCCTCATGAGATATGATATATATACTTTTGTGAACGGTCGATTTTGACCGGGATACAAAATACAAATACTTATGGAACGAACTTATGTTTTTAACCAAGACGGTGGAACCGGCGCAAACAATGGTCTGCTTGCGTCCATTCTTCCGTCCTTGCAGAGCCGTGGAATTGACACAGGCTATCTGATGGGGCTGATGGGAGGAAATGGAAACGGCGGCTTTTTCGGAAACAATGGAGGTTTTCAGGACATCATTGCATTGATTGTGATTGCAGCCATCTTTGGTAACGGAAACTTTGGATTCGGCGGCAACAACAATAAGGGTGCCGATGAAGGAAGAGAAATGATCATGCAGACACTTAACCGGAACGGTGTGGACATTGCATCATTAGCCCAAGCTGTTAACACCTCTTCAGACCAAATCCTTGCCGGTATTAACTCTGTATCACAGGCAATCTGCGGTCTCGGTAACCAAATGGGTCAGAACACCAACAGTATCCTGACTGCGATTATGCAAGGTAACAACGCTCTGACATCTCAGATCTGTAGCTGTTGCTGCGATATGAAACAGCTTGTAACCACACAAGGATACGAGAGTCAGCTTGCAATGTGCAACCAAACTAACGCATTAATCAACACTGCTAACCAAAACACATTGTCATTGCGTGACGGTGCTACTGCCAACACGAATGCTATCCTTGCTAAACTTGATGCAATTCAAAATCAGGCATTGCAGGACAAGATCGCATCTCTTACTGCGGAAAAGGCTACTTTAACAGCCGAAATATCCCAGCGTAATCAGAACGCCACTATCCTGAGTGCAGTAGGACAACAGATTGCTCCTTTGGCAGCCGGATTGCAGGCATTACAAAGCGATGTTGATGGAATCAAATGCAAGCTCCCCAATACTGTGAGTGTTCAATACCCCAATTTAACCGCTATTAATACAGATTGTTTCCGTGCAGCCGCCTACGGTGCATATATGGGTGACGCTGTATACGGACGTAGTGGATGTGGTTGCAACAACTACTGGGGTTAATCCGGTAAGAAAGGAGGTAGATATGTGGCCTAACTTTTTTACAGGATTCCCATTCCCATCAATCGGAAGAGCAAACTTCAATACTCTTCCTACGGTGGCTGTGACAGTCGGTACGGAGAATGTTACTCTTGAACTCCCTAACCATGCGTTCCGTAACAGGGATTATGTTGGGGGATTCTATATCAGTCTCCGACAAGCTATACCTGCCGGTACAACTGCTACACTTCCGATATTGATAGGAACTAATGGGGACACAAGACCGTTGATGGCTTATAACAATGAGCCTGTGACTGTTGCAAACTTGGCTGGAACCGGCATCTATGAGATTCATTATAACAAGTACACCAACGAATTGTATCTTGTTAATGGAGGGTACAGACCGACAACGGCTCCGGCTCCTACAGTAGAAACCGCTTCTTTACGGAGCAAGTAATAATTAACATGGAGTTTTGTGGTGGTTCCCAAAATGGGAATAGCCACACTCCTTAAAATTAAACAATCATGTTTCAATCACTTCGTACCAATAACCAATTGTATATACTTCATAAGGATGCTAACCCGTTTATCGAATACGGCCCGGTGGTCAGCGTTTCCGCTCCCAAGCCGAAATATCCTATGGCATCCCCTATGGGACAGTTGCCCCAAATGGAAATGGTTGTGGATGTTGTTGTCTGCATCAACGGGCAGAACACGACATTCCAAAATCTTCCTGCCGGCATGGATATAGCCGACTTCGGACAGAACGGGAATATCGTAGTGTCATGCTCGCGTGATGCTATGAATAACGAGGTCGCTTCTATGAAACAGAAAAGCATAGACATCATCAACAGTATGGACTTCCACAATTCCGTCATTGCAGGGTGTGACAAGATGCTTACGCTCTTGAACCCTGAATTTGCCGAGAAACAACGTCAGGAGCAGGAAATATCCTCTCTGAAAGGGCAAATGGCGGAAATGAGCAAGAATATGTCTGACCTTATGGATTTGAACAAACGGCTCATGGAACAGCTCGGAGTGGTTGAAACATCCAAAACAAAGAAATGATTATGGGAATGTGGGAAATATTAGAAGAAGGGCGTGACGATTACGGACGCGGCTTCGGTATGAGAGGTGACGAGGTGGAGGAAGCCTATAAGGAAGGCTGCCGCAAAGGTTACGAAAAAGCCATGAGAGAAATGCGCGGAGAAATGGGTTTCCGTGATGGTGGAAGAAGTTATTCAGGTGGTGGAAGCTCATCCGGCATGGATGAACGCAGATACCCCGGATACTTTCCTGAATATCCGCGTATGGATGACATGGGCGAACGCAGACGCAGACGCGCTAACGGTGAGTTTTATTAATGGTGGAGGGGTGAAATGCCCCTCTTTTTAAATAAAGGTTATGGAACAGAGATTGGATACATACAGCAGATTTCCATCGGGCATGAGGGAATATCTGGAAGCATACGGCTTTCATTTCAGCAAGAAACTTTATGAATGGGCCGTTTCAAAAATGAAGGTGAAAGACGAAGCCACGGGCAAAGAGAAAAAGCTGGAGCCGTGGAGCAAAGATGAAGTGGACGATATGCTGAAAGCGAACGGAATTACCATTGAGCACGACAAGGGTTATGACGTTGCTTATGTCGCAAACATGCTGAAAGCGGATTTCTATAAAAAATCATTGGTTGACGAGGCTCACTTATGCAAGCATATAAAATGCTACCTTGATGATATTGATGGCGATCCTTGCAGGGCGTTTGACGAGTTCTTTGCCACCTGTATAGGTAAAGGGATTCCTGTAATCTGGTCGGATGTGATATGATTATTCAGGAGTTCTACATACCGAAATATGGAGACTGGCACGTCAAAGTGTATTATGCGGTACACACCTATTGGGCGGATCGGATCATTATGGACCTGTACCGTATAGGATGCAGGGGGGATTCCCTCAAGCGTGCGTATCGCAATCTGACCGAAGGCAGAATGAATACCGGTCTAACCTATTCGGACTACAGGAGAAGAGAGACAGTAATGGTTATCTCACTAACCTCTACCCCCGAAGAGTTTCAAAATTCGTGGGACCACGAAAAAGGTCATTTGTGCCGGCATATCTCCAAGGCTTTCGGGATTGATCCTTATGGAGAGGAAGCGCAATATCTCAGTGGATATGTCGGTCAAAAGATGTTTCCTGTAGCCAAAAAGTTCTTATGTGAACATTGCAGAAAAGGACTGGAAAAATAATAATCGAACAGAAGCGTTCTTTGACTTGTTGGAATTACCGCTAAATTAAAAGTGTTAATAGCTATCTTTGATATTGTCATATTGATATAATTACCTATATTTGCACCATATAGGAGTGCTGGTATGTACAACAGCATCACCTTTCACTATAATAAGGAATTTACAGGGACATCGTAATTAGAGAGCCTTCTGTAAATATTGGTATTATTTTCTTGTACTATGAATAAAGTAATTAATATTCCAAATGCGGATAGAGATGAACGAATAGGTAGTGTTTTCAATCATTTATTTTCTGTCATTTTTGCGAATGAACAAATAAGGGATAATGATGTTCCTGTTTGGGATTTTTCAAATACCTCTTTTTTTCATCCATTCTTTTTGTTCCCATTTGCCATATATAAAAGCAAATGTAAGAACGTACAGTGTAAAAATGTGGTTGGATATATGAGAAACTATTTAGAATGTGTTAAGTTCTTTGATATGCTGACAATAAAAGATGACATGGACCTAAATAGTGCGTTGAAAGAATATTTAGGGAAAAGTTATATCCCTATATGTCGCTTTAGTCGATTGAATAAGAATATAGATTCAATGCAGACCATTATTCAAGGAGTTATTGAAAAACAGAAAAATTTAGATTTAAAACTTAAAACTCCACTTTCGTATTTGATTAGTGAATTAATTTGCAATATAAATCAACATTCTGATAGTGATTATGGTTATATATATACGCAATATCTGAAACGTGAGAATTGTTTGGATATATGCATAGCTGATGATGGAATAACAATTTATGGAAGTTATGTCAAGTCACAAAAGATGCTTGATAAGATAGGTGACAATGAAGCTGAAGCATTGAAATATGCAAATGAAGGATATTCGACTAAAGACCTTCCTGATGCTGAAAGTAGAGGGTTTGGTATATCATCTACTAAAAGTATGATTGTGGAAGGTCTTGGAGGGGCATTCTTTATGTTGTCAGGAGGGGCATTCCATAGGCATGATGCATCTGGCGGAAGTGATTATGTAAAATTGCCTGAAACTATTAATTGGAATGGTACGATTATACTTATGAGAATACCATTGACAGTTAGTGAAGAATTTGATTATACGAAGTATATAAAATAGGAGGTATTATGAAAGAAATAATTAAGCTTCATGATCTACTAGGATCTGAAATACGCTCACGTTCTAATGCTGAAATTTTACGAGAAAAAATAGCAGAGCATAGTGGTTCTATAATTGATTTAAGCGATGTTTCTTTTATTTCGAGATCATTCGCTGATGAACTATGTATTTTAGTTGAGAAACATATTATTCAATTACGCAATGCCAGTGGTGTTGTGCAGAATATGCTATCTGTTGTTTCTGAAAGTAGGAAGAAAAAAAGAGTTAGAAAGACTGATGATACCAAAATAAAAGAATTTGATGATATGGAAAGTTTGACATCTTTTCTGGCTACAATTTGATAAGAGTGTATTCTAGGCATATCAATTGAAAATAAATCAAAGCGGTAATTCCCAACGGTTTTACCGCTTTTTTTATGTTTATATATGGAAGAAGATAAGTTGAGCATATTGCTTGAACAGGCTGATGATGTGCCTCACTGGTATTTTTGTCGTTTACTTGCTGTGATGCGATGGAACGTATAGAGAGGTGGATATACAGGCTGATACCTCTTGTCGTGTTGGCAAGGGTGATATCGTTGTGCCTATGAACTAAAAGCGATAACTCATAAGCACAACGGATGGATTTATATAATACTGTTTAATTTTTCCGCATGTTTTTCTACTGAACTATTTAGAATTTTTGCATAAACTTGTGTGACTGAAACCTTTGTATGCCCTAGCATCTTAGACAACGTTTCGATAGGTACGTCATTTGCTAAAACAACAGTGGTAGCGAATGTATGTCGGGCTATGTGACTGGTTAAGGGCTTTTTTAAGCCAATAAGTTCAGCTATGATTTTAAGGCATCTGTTAAATGACTGTACAGTAGGGACTGTAAATTTATAATCGTATTTTTTTAATATTTCCATTGCTGGAGTAAGTATAGGTGTGTAAAATTTGGTTCCGGTCTTGATACGTTCTCCGTCTATATATGCAACTCCGTTATGTTCTACAGTACATCTGTCATAATCAAACATGTATAAGTCAACCCATGATAAGCCGGTATAGCATTGAAATATAAACTGATCACGTACTTTTTGTAATTGTCGATCATTCAACTCTACATTGCGGATAGATTGCAGTTCGTCCATTGTGAGAGGCTGTCTTGTTTTATATCTACCATGTTTATCTTTGAATACCCTGTAAGGTGTATCCTCGATAAGTCCAAGCCGAAGCGCTTCATTAATATAAGGTTTTATTCTCTTATGGTATCCATGTATTGTTGTCTGTCCTCTTGTTGGATCTTCTCTTCTTATAAACCTGTCAAATAAAGCTATATTTTCAGGAGTGATATCGTCAAATGTTTTAATTACTCCGGAGCGTTTTAGAGCTTCCAGTGCTATAAGGTGCGCTCGTTTGGTTGACCATTTAAGATCCCTTCTTTGTAACTCGTCATAAGCGAAATCTAAAAATGACGATTTAGACTTTACGTGTTTTTCGTTATAAAAAATATTAAAGTTTTTTAGATTGATGTCTTTTCCTTCTTTTCTTATATTTTTGATAATATCATCAAACTTTTTTACATATTGGGTTATTGCTTTATTTAATTGTTTGAATTTAGCGTGACGTACCACAAATTCTCCATCCCATTGGTTTGAATACAGTTCAATGTCTGTTGAGATCCATTTCCTTTCTGTACGTGAGAATTTAATTTCAATTTCAACCTTAGCTGATTTCTCCGGTGTTGCTTTCTTTTTTCTGTCGAATACCGGCTTGATTTTCCATGTTTCCATACTGTTTCTTTTTAGTTTATAATTTGTTAATTATGGTAAATGTGATACCAAGTGTGATACCAGCTGTGATACCAGGAACAAATTGGTATCACAAATAGTTCAACAGTGTAATGATAAGTAATGCACAGTAACGGCAGTAATCATTAGTAAGATTACTTAAACACGTTGAAGATCAGTCGATTAGGTTTGTAAGATATTGATTTATAGCCTATTGGCGTAAAATAAAAAAAAGGGGCATTTTGAACCCCCTTGAGCCGAAACCGGGACTCGAACCCGGGACCTATTCATTACGAATGAATTGCTCTACCAACTGAGCCATTTCGGCAACTGTTTTTTCTGCAATATCGGGTGCTTTTCTGAAAAAGCGTTGCAAATATATATCTTTCTTTCGAAATAAAGAAACTAAAAGCGGATAATTTTTCAGTTATCCGATTTTGTTATGTCAATTGATGCCGGATTTATTGGTAGGCTTCTTCATGTATCCCTTTCATGGCCCATCCGCTTGGTTCGTTTATGTTCTTGAAAGCGGTATCCCACGTAAGAGCTTCAACGATAGAATTGTTTTCTTTTATGTAAAGATTATAACATCAAGGCGTAAAAACTATTTTACACTAATTGCTCTCCTCATCAAATACCCGTGATATACTGAAATTTACCCACTCCATACCCAAACAATTCAATATCCGTCAAAGTTTGATAGTCTTTACCTTACCCGGAATGATGGTCAGATGCACCGTTCCATCCTTTTCTATCTCCACCTTCTGATATCTGGCCTCCACCACCACTTTTCCATCCAGCGCCATCACCCCCCACTGGCAGGCATTCCCTTCAAAAGCACAATAACCGCCTACAGGAATACAGATATTCCGGTAACAAGGAGGCACTACGATACGATCTCCCCATTTCAGCCCCCACTTCATCCCCATCCGGAAAGGAAGGACATCTTTTATTTCCTCCAGCCTCTTCCGCCTTTTCTCTTCCTCATTCTGTTGCCGTTCCCGCTGTACGCTCTCCGCACGCCGCCCGGCTTCCTTCCTCAGACCTTCCACCACGGAGGCAAAATCCGCCTCGCCCGCCTTAGGAGCATTACAAGCTATATACCGCTTCCCCTTTCCTTTCTCCACATGATAATAGTTTCCTTCCCCGTCCATCACCACGATGCTCCGATCCGCCAAACAACCACAACACCAGTACACCTCTTCATCATCCCCTTCCAGCACGCAGGCGAAGACATCAAATATAGCAGACCACACAGGATCAACTAGCCGGAAAGACTTCGGAACACGGTAATCCGGTATCTTCAAGTAGAAACCATAAAAACAAAGACTGTCTTTGTGCAAACCATGCATAGAGGTATACGCCTTCCGCGTGCGGCTATGGAAAGTCTCCCCCACCCGCAGCAACTCTATGCCGCCGTATGAAAAAACCACCGGCCTCTCCTGATAAGTTCTGTTTGTCTTCAAATCGGTATAACAGTCACTCCCATCCTCTTTGGTGACAGAAAGAAGTTCTCCCTTCAGGAATCTCAATCTCCGGCAACAGCCTGTCACCACCATGAGGACTCCGGACTTATCCACTACCCCTGTCCGGCCATCTTTAAAACGGACAGCAGCCCGGTTTGCACAAATATCAAATACTTCCCGGTATTGAGGAATCACTGTGATTTTGTTCCCGCACCTCAAGCCCCACAAACCACTCTGCCGGTCACGACAGGATTTCAAGGCCGTCCGTTGCTCCCCACCGGCCGGACCACCTCCTCCCAAACAAATCAAATCCCCGTTCCGAATAGTATCCAGCAGACAGTTGTGTGTCATCACAATTTCCAGTCCTTCATTCCGTTTGCTATCTTCCGATAGCGAACAAGACACAGACAGCCCGTTGTTCTCCATCCGTGTCCGGGGCTGAGCATTTCCCGCCATCCGTCCTTCGAACATCGCCTCCCAGTCACGGTCACGGACAGGCAGACCGAATATCCGGTGCAATCCCACATTATCTATCAGCACACATGATTCCTTATTATCCGACTTCCGCAGCCCCCGGCCCACCTGTTGCAGGTATTTCGCCAACGAAAGCGTGGGACGTGCCAGCTGCACGAACTCCACATCGGGACAGTCAAAACCTTCGGAAAAAATATCCACATTGACCAACACGCTGATCTTTCCCCGCCTGAAATCCTCTACCAGTTCCTTGCGTTCCAGAGCGGGGGTCCTGCTGTCGATAGCAACAGACTCCACACCATGCAGGCTGTAATAAGCCGCAATCTGTCGGGCGTGTGCGATGCTCACGGCATAGACTATCCCTTTCTTCCCGGCGGCATATCGACGGACGCTCTCATACAATTGGCGGATACCGGTCTCCCGGTTCAGCACCGCATTCATTTCCTTCACCTGATAATCCCCGTCCGCACCCCGCTTCTTCAACGAGTCAACCAGCCGCTGTTCCCTGCTGTTCGCACGGATGGACACATAGTCAAAGGACGACAACCAGCCCCTCCCGATAAATTCCGCAATACTCCATGAGGTAATCAGGGTATCAAACAAATCCGTGAATCCCTTGCGGTTCAGCCGACAGGGGGTAGCGGTCATACCCAATTTCCTCGCCTCCGGATAACTCTTCCAAAGCTCCCGATAAGTTTCTGCCAGGGCATGATGTGCCTCGTCAATAACAATCAAATCCGGCTGTCCGTTCACAATCTTCCGGTTTCGTGACAACCACTGGATGGACATCACCCTCACACTTCCGTCCTCCCTCCCCATTCCATAACGGGAAACCGTCTCCTCTATCTGCTCCACCAGTTCCCGACGATGCGCCACAATCCATACCCGGCTACCGGAACCACACAAGAACTCCCTCACTATGGCAGCCAGCAGGTGTGTCTTTCCCGTGCCTGTAGGCATCTGTACCATCACACTCCGGTGAAGCTCCCACTCTTCAAAGAGCCTGAGCTTCATCTCCTGCTGGTAGTCACGAAGACAATCGTTCTCGCAATACATTATACGGATGCCAGTCGCTACCGACAACAAAAACAAGGAAGGCCGCAT